TGATGGTGTACCTTTTCTCAACATCGCTAGTGGTGGTATCGGAATCCTCAATGTCCACCTCGAACCCTGCTTGCTCAATGATGGCTTGTGTGTATCGCTCTTTAACCGGGAGCTTAATGCTGTTGCTACCCATGCTGATGATGGATTCATAGATCACCCGCTTCATGGCAGCCCTGCCTTCGTCGATAGCCTCACTAATAAAAGTATAAACAGACTCGGTAGTGTTATTGATAGTCAAAACTTCCGTGGCACTTGTTTCTCTAGGGGCTGGCTGGCCCTGCTCTTGTGGACTCAATGCCATGAGCCTTTCGGATATGCCTATCAGTTCCGCTATTGATCTGAATATGTTTGTGATCTGCGAGTTAGGCTGGCTGCGAATAATTTTGAACACATTGTCCGGGTTGGTGTCTATCCCCAGGTTTGCAAGCTTTTGGAACGAGGCTTCTAGTACATGGGTCGTGGCATAGTAGTTCTCTCCGCTCATAGTCTTGCGGAACTCCTCCCTTAATTTCATCCCCTCCTCTGTGTCTGGGAATATGTCCGTGTTCAGCACCCCCACATTGAAAAGGTCAGCCTTGGTTGTCTCCAATAGCTGGGAAAACAGGTTGGTTAACTGATCCTGAAAGCTCATTAACTCGTGAGCTACACTTATATTCCTCAACCTAGTATCATTCTCGTTGTAAGCAAAGACAGCAGCAGGAGAGCTAGGCAGGAACTCCGCAAAGATAATGGTAGAATCTCCAGCTATCCTCATGTGAACCCATACAGGGTGAGGGTAGTCCCCTATACCCCATTGATTCGGCACTATCTTGCAGAAGTAATCCGTCACGAATACAGAGGTGTCTCCCATTTCACCAGAGTAAACGCCGAGATTGTTCTTCCGGTCGTTCCAACTGGTAAGGTCGTCCTCTGTTCGGGGTGGAACTATTTGCGTGTAGTAGTTGTTGAAGTAGGTGGCATACTGGGTGAACAGGCCAACCGTAGCTGTAGTAAACCCAACTGCATCACGGTTGAAGTATTGAGGGTTACTCATTATGTCCCTGTACCTGACGACATCCCAGAACCCCACATATTCCGCGCCGGTGTCGGAGTTAAGAGAGGTCAAAGGGTAGGCGTTATCCCAAAATACTCTACTAGGATGAGGGTTGATCCAACATACCCCCTCCTTTGTGACCGTTGTTTTGGCCCTATTGTCATCTAGTTCTGGATTTGCCTTTTCCCAATGAACCTCCCTTTCCCAAGCCGCTCTAGGAAATGCCACGCTATGGCCATAGAGAAACATATCCCTTATGACCTGCGTTTGAAAATGCCTGTAGTCATACTGATCCGACATGATCTCGACCCGCTGCGATAAGGCATCAGCCCTCAACTTACCTGCTGTGCTTGTGCTTCTTGGGTCGTACTTAAAGAAGGGGTACAGGTTGTTATACTTGTTAACCTGCGCTGCGAGGCGGCGGGTCACGAAAGACCTGACCAGATTGATGTTTACCTCAAAGAATTTAGGCAGATCTATCTCGTCCGGCTGACCGGCTGCACCCCTCTTCACATACTTGTCAGTAATCTTGAGCTTGTCTAGTTCCTTGATGCAGGAGGACACATTGATCCTCTTCTGTGCATACATTATCAAGGGGATTACCCTACTGTTAAGGGGGCTACTGTCCCACGCAAGGTCGACAGAACTATAGAGATGATGGTTCCGCAGGGAGAATGTAATAGCTTCAGTAACCCTGCTGGCTACTAGTTTCTCAAACCCTTCCCGCTTCTCGATGTCCTTCTTTAATGCCTTGGTGTCGGCCTTCGACATCTTATCAAGGGCGATTTTGCCCGGATGCTTTGCGGATAGGACTTCCCTCAACCGTTCGTTCGTTGTCCCGTGTTCTTTTAGAATATCAAAATCAATCATATCTGGCCTCTATTTCAGCCTTCTCCTGAAGGTATAACAGTAGGGCAACATACGGTGGAACCCTGTCTTTCTTCAACCATTGCCTTAATTTCCATGGTTTGATGCAACTTCTGGCTGCCAGTTCATCCAAGGTGACATTGAGAAACCGGGCGCATCTTTTAACCCTACGCCTGTCCCAGCCCTCGTTGACTCCAACCTTCTCATGTAGTTGTTCCAGCAGAAATACGCTTGGACTACTCAATATGTATTGGCCTTTGCCTTGTTAGCTCCCTTGCTTTCGCCGATCATTACGGCCAGCACCGGCTCGTCTCCCCCTTCCTCTGCCCCATACTGCTGGTGGACAGAGACTTCCTTAACGGAGAACACGGCCTGATCGTCGGTTTGCTCATCAAGTGTAGCGGTGACGGTCATGGTGCATTCCTCACCGGGTTCCTTGCTCGCCACATAGCCAGCCAGTTCGGTGTCGTCGGTCAAATCAAGTACAACTTTATCATTCAGATTCGCCATGTCGGTTTTTAATACCCCTAATTAGTGTTACATTCAAGTAATTCCACAATGGATTAGGTTCGCCTTCATGTCCCTCGCCCTGGGGGCATGGGCTTGCCCGTTTAATTCTAGCTTAAATATTGGATAAGTCACGCTGTCAAATTTGTGGATGTACCGGCTGCGCTTGGGCTTGGTTGGGTCTTTCTTGTCTGCCTCCAGACGCATCAGCATATCCGTTGTGTTAGGGCATTGTGCGCTCACATAGAACTCATCTTGAAACAACTTGCTAGACAGTAACCTAACCCTAGCCTCCACGCTACCTTGTCCCTTCGGGCATCCGACCATCCTGATCCTGCCATTACTGTAACGCTCAAAATCCCAGCTATCGTAGCTCCCCTCTCCGCCGGGATGCCATTGGTTGATGGCACTTGAGTCGGTGATATGCTCATAGTGAAACTCGGTTCCTATCCTTTCGTTCCAGTAATTCATGCGCTTTATGATCTGCTGGCATAGCCTTTTGTAAAGGTGTCGCTCACCCAGATAATCTACCTCATCGAAAACTGTCCATAGGTTTCCCCTCTTGGTCGGGATCATCTGGAGGAATGTTACAGCAGAGTACACCTGCCCCAAGTCATAGCCCACAATGACGGGGTGTCCTGCCTTTGGCATAAGCCCGCTGCCTTTAATCTCGTCCCCCTTCTTGTGCAGTTCCGGTGAGTAATAGTCTCTGAACAGGGCCTCGCCGCTTGGTCTGTCTACCCACTCTCCCTCGATCAGCCTCCTCCACTCTACTGGGTCAGCCTTCAGGATGGATCGAAGATTATCAACATACCCCTCTGGAAGTCGTACTGTATTCTCCGTTATCGGGACATGGTACACCTTGAATCGCTTGTCCATCTTCCCGCTGTCTTCATCAAGGATGTCCTCAAAGAACTGCTTGTACACCCAATGACTAGGCCCCTCCGGGTTGCAGCTTGCACAGAACTGTTGAGGCCCACGGATACCTCGCCTTCTCCCTAGCTGGGCCGCTGGGTAACGGAAGTATTCCACCCCGTCACATTGAGTAAGCTCATCCACATAGACATGGCTGGGTGCTGGCCCCTTGATCCTAGTCTCCACCGCAGCAGCGTAAGGAATGGACACAAGTAGCATCTTGCTCCACCCACCAAACCTATTCATTACCCAGCGATGTCTGTCCTTGGTGTTTGGGTCTAGCTTGGATGCGGTGTATTCGAGGTTAATCCCCTCCTCCCATTGCGGAAGAACCAAGGTGTCAAGATCATGCCAGATACCTTCTGCCCCTGTGCGTATACTGGGAGCTATGATTAGCACAAGCGCATTCTCCTCCTCGTAGAGGTGGCGGGTTAACTTATGCGCAAAGCCAATGGTTTTTCCTGACCCCTTCTCCCCGTACCCAAGGATGAACCTAGCATTATCGTTAAAGATTTTCTGCTGGGTTTCGTTGAGGTCTGGATACCATTCTGTTTGTTCTGGCTCTGGCCTTGGTGCAGCCTCGAAGCCAGCCAACGCCTCCACCTCCTCATCAGTTAGTGGTTCCCTTATTGGCATCCTTTACTTCGACTTTCGTGGCATCTGTTTGTACGATGATGTTGTTCATGGGAGTGAACCCCGGCTTACCTTGTGGTCTGCCCTTCTCATCTTGCTTGGCTTTTATCTGTGCGTCAATGAGTGCGCCCCGTAGGATGTCCCTGTTGATTTCATTTCTGTACTTGACGGCATTAAACAGGGCTTCATACAGGGTTTTCTCTCGCTCTTCCTCTTGACCGGCAGATAACTCCCCCTTCAGATCCTCCATAAGAACACCCAGTTGCGTGAAGTCCTTGAGTATTCCTCCCGCTGTCATTTGACGCATGGCCTGGAGGTGGGTACTGCTGAAAGCTGCCGCAGCTATGGCCTCTTCCTTTGCCTTGCCAACAATACCTACTGCCTCCAAACCATGCGTTAACGCCCTTTCCTCCTCCTTCAGTCTATCAGCAAACCGAACGGAAGGGTCAGGTCTGTGAACCACCTCGGACTTGGTGAGTGGCTCGACAGGGTCTTTGCTCCACCTTGCGTTAAATTCCTTGTCATTCCTTATGAGTTTATATATATTAGCCTTGGGTATATTAACCAGCAAGGATGCCTGTTCGACATCTCCCTTTGCTTCTTCCAACGCCAAGTGGATAGCCTTGCGCTCACCCTTACTGTAGGTTGTTTTCCTCAAGTAATGTAATGTTTCCTTGTGGTGTCCGAGCTTGAGTGGGCCAAGTCCTTGGCTATTTCTGCCACATCCTCGCCATCTTTACTGCGAAGACTGGCGTGAGTAACCCTTAAAGAATGGAATGTCTTACCGTCTATCCCGAACTCGTTCATCATTCTCTTAAAGGTAACGGGAAACCATGTCCTCTTCCCCCTGCCTCCCTCCTCCGGGGACAGGTAGTCAAGCCTCTGCTCCGGGAATAGGTAGTCCTCATGCAGACACGGCAGATTAGCTATGGTTTTGTGCAACCGCAGGCTCATCTTCAGATCCACCCTCTTGTCCCTCTTGTCAGTCCAGACAACAATAGAATCATGGGTGAAACAGTCCCACTCCAGTTGAACTATGTCCCCAATCCGAAGCCCCGTTTCCAAGGCTATAAGTATTGCTGCCCTCCAGAAACCGTCAGTATTTGCTAGGATATATTTGATTTCCTCCGAGGTGTACGCCTCCTTCTTCTTGGCTTCCCTGCTCCTGTGCGGAACTTTCCTGATGTTAACCTTCACCAAGGCAGCGGGGTTATCCTTTCTCCACCCCTTGTTCACGCAGTATGTGAGGAAAGTCCTTAAAGCAGACAGCTTATACCGCCGCGTTCCAACGGTTGTCTCCTTTTCCGTATCATTGATGTAGCTGTTCAAATGAAACTCATCTATTTCATCAACATTCACCGTGCGTATGGCCGAGAACATGGAAAAATGAAGGAACAAGTCCACCTCTCTCCAAGTATTCTCGATTGTCTTGGGAGCCTTACCGATAGCCTCCATCCAGCTTAACATTTCATTTAGTGCGTCATTAGCTTTCATAGTTAAATAATTCTATATCCTTATCCGACCTTACCTTCTTGATGAAGGCTCGTCTCATTTCCGCTGTGGCCTCATCTGTCACGGCCCTCACTATTTTCTCACGAGCCACTTCAATCGCCATCTTCTTCTGTATAAGACTAGCCAACAGCTTCTCGATCTTGCCATTTATCTCGACCAATGCATTCTCGTTGATCTTAATAGTCTTACTTTCCGAACACCTTCGATCAATTTCCTTTTGGCATTCCTCGCTTAATTGCATAACTCTGCCTCCATTTCTTTATCAAGGGGACATAGTAGCCATCCCATTCCCGTGTGGTCTTGAGGTATTTGAATCGAACAGGCCGCTTGCGCAGGTAGTCCCTAACATATTTCATACTGGGAGGGTCAAGAAAATCCACCCCGCAAGCAGTCGTGAACTTCCTAAATGTCGTGAGGTACACACCGTTCCACGAAGTCATCTCCGACAAGGTAAGCACCTCGTACTCCGATAGACCAGACCGCTTGGAGATCTCTTTGGTTGACATGGCTGGGCCGGGTCGATGCTTTGCCATTAGCCTGCACAAAACAGGCGGGTAATCATCTACTCTTTTCCAGAACTTGTCGCCAACCGTCCATGTATCGCCCACGCATTTAGTGTTACTATAGTTTTTCCCCGTGTCAAGGGAATGGCGTGGAGGTTAGGGAATAAAACCAACTCCGTCGTATGTGTTCTTCAACAGTACATAGTCCCCAACATAGGGGGAGCTAGCCATGTCGTCGTACCGTGTTCCCTCTTTAGTGAAGCAGGCCCACATCTTTTCGCCTGTCGTTTTACTCTCATACTCATACACCCTCACAATCTCTGGGTCTTTGAGCATCCTGTCCGCTGCTGTTTTTGATGTTACTGTCATAAGTATTTAACCCACCTTTTCTTTGGGCCTGTTGGGTGATCGTTTTTTCTTTTCGGGCGCAACCCGCCTGAACTGGTGTGATCGTGGTGGAATCCCGCAGCTTTATACGAAACCCCGTCCTCATTCGTAAGCGTGTAGCTAATCATCCTCTTGTAGCCTTGTGACTGTGCTGCCTTGCAAGCTGCGCCGATCATCATGGATGCTGCATTCTTTATACCCTCATCCATCAGCGCACACCTCGTAATCTCTAGTGTTGAACCGTCATCCAGCTTCCGGGCAATGGGACGACCAACAGTAATAACACCTACAATTCCAATGTCGTCCTGAATTGCTAATCCAAACTTCCACCCTACTGGTGGCTTGAGGTGGTTGTGCCAATCTTCAACCAGCTCCTTGGCCTGGGCAAAGGTGATAGCCCTAGTATGCAGTTTGC